GTGAAAAAGATAGCTGCTATATCATTAATTAGTGTTTTTCTTATGTCTGGTTGTGCTGTGCATAATGATGAGACAAGTATCGGTAAAATTGGCCTTGCATATAAAAGTAATATTCAGCGTAAACTCGATAACCAATACTACACCGAAGCCGAAGCTTCTTTAGCCAGGGGTAGAATATCTGGTGCAGAAAATATAGTAAAAAATGATGCAACTCATTTCTGTGTTACTCAGGGCAAAAAAATGCAGATAGTTGACCTGAAGACAGAAGGTGCAGGATTACATGGCGTCGCTCGTCTGACATTCAAATGTGGAGAGTGAGAATAGATTCAAGACTACCATGCACATATTTATTTTATCTGTGATGGGATATTCTTCAACACTATTATTGAATGTGAGTATTAATGACAAACAGATAGATGAAACTAAAGCAGAATTTTTATTTTATGCAGCCATCAGAAAATGATGTCAAAAATATTCCAATGCTTTAGGTTCATTTTTTGGTAAGCGTCAAACATGCGCGTTCTGGCTGTGCGTAACCGGAACCTGTGCGAGCACGATGTCGATAAGTGAAAGGCATCGTGCTATGAAGGAGGATTCTATCGATGTGGTCAATGGAAGACGGTGACCAGGGATAGGGCTTATGCATAAAAAATAAGCCCGTGTAAGGGAGATTTAGGGTGTCACCAGTAGGGGCTTTCAACGGTACAATGCGGGTTTGAGCGGCATAAATTACCACTGAAAGCCCTTAAACGTTACTCTACTGTGGACACTCTCGGCTTCAGTACCACCTCTTAGCGGATTAAGAGAAATGGCGTCCTGAAGGTACTCTGGCGCAAAATGAGCGTAAACCATAGTTTGCTCAATTCGCGTGTGACCTAGTATCCGTTGTAGCGTGATAATACTTCCTCCATTAATCATGAAATGAGTGGCAAAGCTGTGCCTTAGTGCATGTGTGGCTTGCCCCGTTGGCAAATCCGGTTTTATTGCTTTCATTGTTCGTCTGAAGCGAGGGTAATCAGCATCAGGGAATAAAAAACCTCGTTTGTTATCCGCGATCATTTTGGCAACAGCCTCTGAGATCGGGACGGTGCGTGGTTTGTTTGTTTTCGTTTTAACAAACGTGACGCGGTTATGGATGATATTTTCTGCTTTCAAACGAGCTGCTTCTCCCCAACGTGCTCCTGTACTCAGGCAAAGAATCGCAATCTTTTTGTTGTCGCCGTCAAGTGCTGCAAGCAGTAAGGCAATTTCTTCCTGTGTGAGATAGCCTGTTTCTGGTTTTTCCTCCTTAAGCCTCTTTGTCCCTCTGATAGGGTGCTCACCAAAGAATAACTCCGCTTCAATCAGGGCTGTAAACATGCCACTAATACATGTTAAATCACGATTGATACTCGAAGGTTTAATACCCTGACTTCTTCGGGTGGCGCAGTACTGGCTGATAAGGGATTTCGTGATTTGAAATGCGCATGGGTCATTCGTTATTTTTGTGAAGATTTCAATTTTTCCAAGATTAGATTTCCCATGCTCTTCGTGTTTACCCTTTAAATCCCACCAGATCTGTGTCAGTTCCGACAGACGTCGTTTGTCTGTTGGTTTTGATAGCCATTCTTTATTGTGGTGGTTGTACAACGTGTATTTTTCGAAAGCGACAGCTTCGCTTTTCTTATCAAACTTCCTACGGATGCGTTTTCCGTTACGTCCAGTAGGGCGGATGTCCACTTCATATCGACCATCATCGAGTTTTTTGATTGCCATCAGAAAACCCTCCGAGTGGTACTTTTTTTTGCTACTACTAATCGCTTTTTTCGTGGTGGCTGAAATTTAGCCACCAATAGTAGGCACTTGTGATGAATATATTCACGATAAATTGTTAACCAGTCTTTTGACCGGAGTGGGGCGACGTTGTTTCGTTTTGCCCAAAGTGTGCGAGAGCGGGCGCAATTTGCCCGGCTTCTGGAGCTACCTGATCAGTCATGAACCACAAAGTATATTTAGTAAATCTGGGATGTTGTAAGACCTTCATTATGGCTTCAACTCCAGCGTTTTTTGACCGGCTCTCATAGCTCGAAAGTGAGCTGTAGGCTACACCAGTTAATTCACTGAATTCTTTACGGTTTAACCTTTCAGATTCACGGATTAGCTTCAACTTCTCCGAAACGTCTATTGACATAATTACTCCGATTGCGTAATTTCTTGCTGATAGTGTGAAATGTTGTGCTTCTGGAGTTATCCTTTTAGGCAATAATTAGCCATTAGGAGCCATTAGAAGCACTAAGGGAGAATCGTAGCAGATGAATAGACAGCTTGTAAGCGTGACTGATGCCGTGCCTTATCAGGAGTTTGCAAAACTCATTGGTAAAACTCCAAGAGCTGTAAGGGGCATGATTGAGAAAGGGAAATTACCAGTTATTGAGATTACTGACCCTCAGTCAGTATCGGGGCGTGCTGGTGAATATTGGGTATACCTTCCGGCATGGAATAACGGACTAAAACTGGCTTATGAAAGCCGTCCTAAAGAGATTCGTGACGGCTGGTTGATGTGGTTAGGTCTCGGTGAACCACGTTAAGGAGAACCGTATGAATGAGCCTCGTTGTATTGCTCAGTTATTGCGTAACGAAAGCCCCAGGGCGATTGACTTCACCATCACCCACGGTAAGGGGCGTAAGGGAATCATTATCCGCACCAAAAAACAGAGTCCGTTAAAAAAGACTCTGACCTTTCTGAAAAGCCGGAGGGTCTGGAAATGACAGTGATGACGCTCAATCTCGTTGAAAAACAGCCAGCAGCTATGCGCCGGATAATTGGTAAGCATCTGGCCGTCCCTCGCTGGCAGGAGACATGCGATTATTATAATCAGATGATGGAACGCGAACGGCTAACGGTTTGCTTCCATGCGCAGTTAAAACAGCGTCACGCAACGATGCGTTTTGAAGAAATGAACGACGTCGAACGTGAACGGCTGGTTTGTGCAATTGATGAACTGCGTGGGGCATTCTCAAAACGCCGTCAGGTCGGTGCAAGTGAGTATGCATATATTAGCTTTTTAACTGTCAGTCAGCGCCGTACTTTATTTATGCATGCCGGATTGACTGAAAAAGAATTCAACCAGCCATACTGGCGAATTAATGAAGAATCATGTTACTGGCGTGATGCCTTATTCCGTGCATTACGTGAATTATTCAGCCTGTTTGAGTATGCACCGACAATTCTGACGTCGGTAAAACCAGAGCAATATCTGCATTAAGTAATTAACCAGAGTTTTTAACGCACTTAATTGTGCGGGGCTTCTTTTTGCCTGGAGAAAGTCATGCATACAGTTTCTGAAAATCAGTGCGGTAAATACGCATTACTGCTGCAACAGGCCAGAACCGAAGCACAGGCCGACGCAGCGACGCGCTTTTCTTCTCATCTTGACGCCATGATTCGCCACATCACAAAGGCGGAGTTATCCCGCGTGGAGATAGTCGAGCTGCTCAGTCAGGAGTCGGAAAAATTTCACAATATCGGATTGTCTCGCGGGGAGGTGCTTTGATGTCCTGTTCTCGTTCAGTTGTATTACTGAATAACGCCTTAAAAATCACCGTTATGAAAAATGGCGATTTATCTCTTATTCAACTTGGTCTTGATAAAGAAAAACGCGAAATAACTGAGTCTGTTATCGCGATTTATCAGAACGAATTAAATCTCCTGTCTGATGTGGTCAATTTACTTGTTAAACGCGCTGTATTTCACAAGCAAATCTCCTCCGTGGATGAACTGACGAAATTAACGACAGAAATTGCTAGCTATTGCGCTGATGAATTTAAAAAACTTAACGACAAAAGGAGCTGGTAATGCCGGACAACGTAGATTTTATTCAGGAACAACAGGCTGAATTACTGGAGCGTCAGATTAACGCGGCAAGGGTAAAACATTGCGGTGCTTCTGCGCTGGTTTGCGAAGAGTGTGACGCGCCAATACCTGCTGCCCGTCGTGCGGCTTATCCGTCAGCCACGCGTTGTGTTTCCTGCCAGTCAGTCTTTGAAGCAAAAAACAAACATTACCGGAGAACGGCATGAGTATTCGTATTGAAATTGGCGAACGTTATGTCGTTACCAGTGACAGCTTTCAGTTTATTCTCCACGAGAAAAAGAGAGCGGAAAGCGGTAAAAACGCCGGTCAGGAATGGCTGGCGGTGGTTGGTTATTATCCGAAATTAAGCCAGCTCGTTTCCGGCCTGATGCATCACGATATTCTGACCGGAAGCGCAAAATCTTTTGCTGATTTAAACGCGCAGGTTGAGCAACTCAGCAGGCGTTGTTCAGAGGCTTTTGGCTCATATGGCCGTTAAAGCCTCCGGGCGTTTTGTCCCTCCGTCAGCATTTGCTGCAGGCACCGGTAAGGCGTTTACCGGTGCTTATGCATGGAACGCGCCACGCGAGGCCGTCGGGCGCGAAAGACCCCTTACACGTGACGAGATGCATCAGGTGCAAGGTGTTTTATCCACGATTAACCGCCTGCCTTACTTTTTGCGCTCGCTGTTTACTTCACGCTATGACTACATCCGGCGCAATAAAAGCCCGGTGCACGGGTTTTATTTCCTCACATCCACTTTTCAGCGTCGTTTATGGCCGCGCATTGAGCGTGTGAATCAGCGCCATGAAATGAACACCGACGCGTCGTTGCTGTTTCTGGCAGAGCGTGACCACTATGCGCGCCTGCCGGGAATGAATGACAAGGAGCTGAAAAAGTTTGCTGCCCGTATCTCATCGCAGCTTTTCATGATGTATGAGGAACTCTGCGATGCCTGGGTTGATGCACATGGCGAAAAAGAATCGCTGTTTACGGATGAGGCGCAGGCTCACCTCTATGGTCATGTTGCTGGCGCTGCACGTGCTTTCAATATTTCCCCGCTCTACTGGAAAAAATACCGTAAAGGACAGATGACCACGAGGCAGGCATATTCTGCCATTGCCCGCCTGTTTAACGATGAGTGGTGGACTCATCAGCTTAAAGGCCAGCGTATGCGCTGGCATGAGGCGTTACTGATAGCTGTCGGGGAGGTCAATAAAGACCGTTCTCCTTATGCCAGTAAACATGCCATTCGTGATGTGCGTGCGCGCCGCCAGGCAAATCTGGAATTTCTTAAATCGTGTGACCTTGAAAACAGGGAAACCGGCGAGCGCATCGACCTTATCAGTAAGGTGATGGGCAGTATTTCTAATCCTGAAATTCGCCGGATGGAGCTGATGAACACCATTGCCGGTATTGAGCGTTACGCCGCCGCAGAGGGTGATGTGGGGATGTTTATCACGCTTACCGCGCCGTCAAAGTATCACCCGACACGTCAGGTTGGAAAAGGCGAAAATAAAACCGTCCAGCTTAATCACGGCTGGAATGATGAGGCATTTAATCCAAAGGATGCGCAGCGTTATCTCTGCCGTATCTGGAGCCTGATGCGCACGGCATTCAAGGATAATGATTTACAGGTCTACGGTTTGCGAGTCGTCGAGCCACACCACGACGGAACGCCGCACTGGCATATGATGCTTTTTTGTAATCCACGCCAGCGTAACCAGATTATCGAAATCATGCGTCGCTATGCGCTCAAAGAGGATGGCGACGAAAGAGGAGCCGCGCGAAACCGTTTTCAGGCAAAACATCTTAATCGGGGCGGTGCTGCGGGGTATATCGCGAAATACATCTCAAAAAATATCGACGGCTATGCACTGGATGGGCAGCTCGATAACGATACCGGCAGACCGCTGAAAGATACTGCCGCGGCTGTTACCGCATGGGCGTCAACGTGGCGCATTCCGCAATTTAAAACGGTTGGCCTGCCGACAATGGGGGCTTACCGTGAACTACGCAAATTGCCTCGCGGCGTCAGCATTGCTGATGAGTTTGACGAGCGCGTCGAGGCTGCACGCGCCGCCGCAGACAGTGGTGATTTTGCGCTGTATATCAGCGCGCAGGGTGGGGCAAATGTCCCGCGCGATTGTCAGACTGTCAGGGTCGCCCGTAGTCCGTCGGATGACGTTAACGAGTACGAGGAAGAAGTCGAGAGAGTGGTCGGCATTTACGCGCCGCATCTCGGCGCGCGTCATATTCATATCACCAGAACGACGGACTGGCGCATTGTGCCGAAAGTTCCGGTCGTTGAGCCTTTGACTTTAAAAAGCGGCATCGCCGCGCCTCGGAGTCCTGTCAATAACTGTGGAAAGCTCACCAGTGGTGATACTTCGTTACCGGCTCCCACACCTTCTGAACACGCCGCAGCAGTGCTTAATCTGGTTGATGACGGTGTTATCGAATGGAATGACCCGGAGGTCGTGAGGGCGCTCAGGGGCGCATTAAAACACGACCTGATAACACCAAACCGTCAGCAAAGAAACGGAAGCCCGTTAAAACCGCATGAAATAGCACCATCGGCCAGACTGACCAGGTCTGAACGATTGCAAATCACCCTTATCCGCGTTGACCTTGCTCAGAACGGTATCAGGCCGCAGCGATGGGAGCTTGAGGCGCTGGCGCGTGGGGCAACTGTAAATTACGACGGGAGAAGCTTCAGTTATCCTGTTATATGTGATTGGAGAGCGTATGAATTATGAGATTGTGATAAAAAGTAAATAATTAATATAATGCAATTGCTTGACTGTTTTAAAAGGGACAACGTAGTTGTGAACTATATTGTCCCGGGAGTATTAATTTTTAAATATGGATTGTATGTATTCTATAGTGCTATCTTTAGCTCTGATGTCTTTTAAAGTGTTATTTATGAAATCTATTATTCTGTCATTACTTAATAGTGGCGATAACGCATAACATGTTGTTGTGAATGTCATGACGTCACTAAAGCTTAGTGAAATACCTTTTGTCGCAGCGTTCTCAATCGCAAGAGACTCATCAATATCTAAGTTTGTTGCTCTTGGCCCTTTAAGGAAGATAACTTTTGAAATCCCGGATGCAGATGCTTTTGAAACGGCGTGATTAACATCTTGATAATTAAATGGTTTGTCTTTCACTTCTATAGAAAGGAAAACTATATCGTCATGATATACATCTATGTCCAGTATCTCTTTTGAGGAGCTACCGGCCTGATTGACGGGATGTGCTTTTATTATCCATCCTCTTTGTTCACCTAATAAATGTAACGAAATTGCGGCAGCAATCGCGCATGTTTCTCCATCACAAGGATGAGATATAATATTATAAATAATCTTATGAAAATCAAAATTAATTGAGTTCGGCGTTATAACTCTATTGGTTCGCTGTAGGGTAAAATATAATGCAATAACAAGCATTTCATAAGCTAAGGTTTGGGTTGTTGCTGCATGTAATATATCAATTGAAAGTTGTTGTAAAACCTTATCATTTCCTCTGCGCACAGGGTTATCAGAGGAGTGGAGCATGTAACGAGCAGGTTTATTTAGAAATGGCTCATTTGATGCGCCTAACTTACCCTCTAAAAATGGGCCTTCTACTTTGCCTACTATTACCGAATGACATAAACTTCTTGCATCATAGGCTCCGTCTACGGGGGCATTAGCTTGTAAAGCCAGAGGGTTTACTCTAGGGTCTGTTGCTTTTGCAAGTAAACCAGTAATAAGTATATATCTGTATGTAAGGTGGGTGCCTAAAATTACATTTTGAATGGAGACCCATTGATTATTTGTTTTGTAATCAGTTAATTTTTTTGCATCGTTGATTGCATTTATAATTGCATTATAGGCTTGCTCATGATTTACTAATACTTTCATAGGTGTCCTTTAGTAAGATATCCATTGGTAGACCTAATCGGCTTGCAACCACCTCTAATAATTCAAATAGTTCTAAAGCATCTAATCGCCTTTCAAAGCTTTCGATTTTAGATATATCTGATTGTGATAATCCTAGAAAAATGGCCAATTCTGACTGCGAAAGAGAAGCTTCTTTGCGTAGTTTGGTGAGAAGCTGGACTAGGCACCTGTATCTATGATCATGTATAGTTGGTTGTCGTTTTGCCATGTGGTTTAGAAGGTGATTGATTGTGTGTCGATCCTTACCTATCATTGGTTTTATTCCAAAATCGAATAATTGGTGCTAAAGAAGTGAACAAAATTTCAGCGGTGAGCTTATTTACTGGGGCAGGAGGGATGGATGTCGGTTTCTCTAATGCCGGGTTCCGAACAGTTTGGGCCAATGATATAGATAAGGATGCATGTGATACATTTAAGCTTAATCATGAATCACCTGTTTTTTGTGGTGATATTGATGAGATGCTAAGTGAATTGTCTGGGCTGAAAAATATAGGTTGTGTTTTTGGTGGGCCTCCATGCCAAGGATTTTCTGTGGCAGGGAAAATGGACGCTCATGATCCACGTAGTAAGCTGGTTATGTCATTCATGCGGGCGGTGGATATAATTCAACCAGAATGCTTTGTTATGGAGAATGTTAAGGCTTTAGCACAGTTGTCCAAATTTGAACCAGTTAGGTGTGAACTGTTTAAGATGGCTGAAAAGTCAGGCTATCGTTCAGCCTTGCTGGTGCTGAATTCTAAAGATTTTGGCGTTCCTCAGAATAGGGAACGTATGTTTTTTATAGGGTTTCGTTCCGAAAATGATGTGAAACGAGTTGAGGCGGCGATAAAAAAATACCAATATCTTTCGCCCACAGTTGGTGAGATTATTCGGCCTTTAGGGCGAGCGGGTAATCCAAACAATTCAAGAGTCTGTAATGCAAGGATTACAAATGCTGCTAAGCCAGTATTACGGAAGTCACCTTACGCGGGAATGATGTTTAACGGGCAGGGAAGACCAATTAACCCGAATGGGTATGCTTCAACTATAGCTGCTTCTATGGGGGGGAATAGGACACCAATTATTGATGAAGAACACCTTTATGATGGCTCAACAAGTTATGTTGAGACTTATCATAATCATCTAATGAATGGTGGTGAGCCAAAAGATATGCACGATGTACCTAGTCGTTTACGTCGACTAACGATAGATGAGGCTCTTTTGATTCAAACATTCCCGAGTAATTATGTCTTTGTGGGGAAAAATTCGTCAATTTGGCGTCAGATAGGGAATGCTGTGCCTTGTAAATTGGCGCAGGCTGTTGCTGCAGGGGTTTTGGATGTCCTTACTGGTAAAACTATTAATGTTCAAAAGAGTCAAACAGAGTTGAGTTTGAATTCGAAAAACGGATCACATTTTCAAACCGATGGATGCAGAATTTAACATTGCTGCATGAGTTTGCATCTTGAAATCATAAGCTGTACTGCTTGGCTTGACCAGAATTGATGTGGGTAAGAAGTGGTTATGCACCCGCATTAAAACCGCCCCATTAAGCGGGCGGGCGAGGCGGGGATAGCACTGCGCGCTGGCGGTGGTGCTGATTTTATTTTTTCAGCGTCTGAGCGCGTCGTGATGGCGTTTAGATTGTTAGCCGGGGCGTTGTCTGCGGGATGTTTTGTGCGGTGGTGAGCGTGTGAGGGCGTGATGGCGGGGTGTAAAAAAGCCGCCCGCAGGCGGCGATGTTCAGCCGTTGTCAGTGTCCAGTGAGTAGTTTTTAAAGCGGATGACCTCCTGACCGAGCCAGCCGTTTATCTCGCGGATCCTGTCCTGTAACGGGATAAGCTCATTGCGGACAAAGACCTTTGCCACTTTCTCAATATCACCCAGCGACCCGACGTTCTCCGGCTTGCCGCCCATCAACTGAAAGGGGATGCGGTGCGCGTCCAGCAGGTCAGCGGCGCTGGCTTTTTTGATATTAAAAAAATCGTCCTTCGTTGCCACTTCACTGAGCGGGATAATTTTAATGCCGTCGGCTTTTCCCTGCGGGGCATAGAGAAACAGATTTTTAAAGTTGTTGCGGCCTTTCGACTTGACCATGTTTTCGCGAAGCATTTCGATATCGTTGCGATCCTGCACGGCATCAGTGACGTACATGATGTATCCGGCATGTGCGCCGTTTTCGTAATACTTGCGGCGGAACAGCGTGGCTGACTCATTCAGCCAGGCAGAGTTAAGGGCGCTGAGATATTCCGGCATGCCGTACAGCTCCTGATTAATATCCGGCTCCAGCAGATGAAACACGGAGCCGGGCGTGAAAGGTGTCGGCTCGTTGAAGGACGGCACCCACCAGTAAACATCCTCCTCCACGCCACGGCGGGTATATTTTGCCGGTGAGGTTTCCAGTCTGATGACCTTACCGGTGGTGCTGTAACGCTTTTCCAGAAACGCATTACCGAACACCAGAAAATCCAGCGCAAAGCGGCTGAAATCCTGCTGGGAAAGCCACGGATGCGGGATAAATGTCGAGGCCAGAATATTGCGTTTGACGTAAATCGGGGAGCTGTGATGCACGGCAGCACGCAGGCTTTTTGCCAGACCGGTAAAGCTGACCGGTGGCTCATACCATCTGCCGTTACTGATGCACTCGACGTAATCCAGAATGTCACGGCGGTCGAGTACCGGCACCGGCTCACCAAAGGTGAATGCCTCCATTTTCGGGGCGCTGGCGGTCATTTTTTTTGCCGCAGGTTGCGGTGTTTTCCCTTTTTTCTTGCTCATCAGTAAAACTCCAGAATGGTGGATGTCAGCGGTGTGCTGATACCGGCGGTGAGTGGCTCATTTAACAGGGCGTGCATGGTCGCCCATGCGAGGTCGGCGTGGCTGGCTTCCTCGCTGCGGCTGGCCTCATAGGTGGCGCTGCGTCCGCTGCTGGTCATGCTCTTGCGGATAGCCATAAACGAGCTGGTGATGTCGGTGGCGCTGACGTCATATTCCAGACAGCCACGACGGATAACGTCTTTTGCCTTGAGCACCATTGCGGTTTTCATTTCCGGCGTGTAGCGGATATCGCGCGCGGCGGGATAGAACGAGCGCACGAGCTGGAACACGCCGACACCGAGGCCGGTGGCATCAATACCGATGTATTCGACGTTATATTTTTCGGTGAGTTTGCGGATGGATTCCGCCTGGGTGGCAAAGTCCATACCTTTCCACTGGTGACGCTCAAGTATTCTGAATTTGCCACCGGCCACCACCGGCGGTGCCAGTACCACGCATCCGGCGCTGTCGCCACGGTGTGACGGGTCGTAACCAATCCATACCGGGCGGGAGCCGAACGGATTGGCGGCAAACGGCGCATAGTCTTCCCATTCTTCCAGCGTGTCGACCATGCAGCGTTGCAGCTCCTCGAACGGGAACACCGATGCCTTGTCGTCAACAAATTCACACATGAACAGGTTTTTAAAATCGTCGGCGCTGTTTTCGCGTTTGAGCTGCTCAATGTCGAACAGCGTGCAGCCGCCTTTCAGGGCGTCCTCAATGGTGACAATCTGTCGCCACTGGCCGTCCGCACAGAGAAGCCCACCGGCAAGGGCGTTATGACTGACGTCGATTTCCACGCGTTCGGCGGCACTGGCGCGTCCCCGGTTAAACAGTTCACCCGACCAGAACGGGTAGGCGTCGTGCGCCAGCGTGGACGGGGTGGAGAAATAGGTCGAGCGCAGGTGACTCTGTGAGGCCATACCTGATGCCACCTTACGCAGTATCTGAAAATTCGGGATCCAGAAAATCTCATCGACGTACAGGTCGCCGTTATGACTCTGCGCGGTGTTGGAGTTGGTGCCGAGAAAAATCAGTTTTGCGCCGTTATTGCCCAGGACAATCGGGTCACCGGTCAGGTCAACGTCAACCAGACGGGCAAAGGCGATGATGTATTCGCGGAACACATACGCCTGCGTTTTACTGGCCGACAGAAAAATCTGGTTATGACCGGTTTTCAGGGCACGCAGCAGCGCCTCGCGGGAAAAATAAAACGTCGCGCCAATCTGGCGGGATTTCAGGATATCGCGGATGCGGTGCTCAAGCCCGGCGCGATACCAGTGCAACTGATATTCGAAAGACTGCTCAAAGAAAATCTGCTCCAGCTTTTCGATGGCCTCGTCACTGAAAAAATTCTTTTTCGGTTTGCGACGCCCGCCTTTGTTGCGGTTAGCGACGTTCGGATTAAGGTCTGCCTCGTTGCCGGTCTGACTGTAGCGGTTTACCCGTGCCAGTCGTTCAATCTGGCGTCCGAGCAGGTCAATTTCCTTGAAGTCACCACCGGTTTTCTGCGGTTTGATGATGAGCTGGGTCAGCCGCGCTTCCAGACTCATTTCGACACGGCTGATGGGGGCAACGCTGTCCCAGCCGTCGCGCTGTTTCCAGCTCTGCACCGTCGGGCGTTTCATCTGCAACATGGCGGCAATCTGCGGCACGGAAAATCCCTGCCAGTACAGCAGCGCCGCCTGACGACGCGGGTCGTGTAAAAGAGTGGTGTCTGTGGTGATGGTCAT